CCCGCGATACCGGCGCGTTCCTCGGGATAGTCTCTGGAGAGGTGCAGCGCGGTGCCCTACCCCATACCATATTCGGAGAGTTGCAGTTCCAGCTATCCGGGTTCGCCATATCGACTCTGAGGCAGGGCCTGGAGAGCGTGATACAGCCGAGGATCAAGGCGGTCAACAACTTCTACCGTCTGGGCGCGTCCCTTCTTAGGACACAGTACACCTCCGGGGCCTTTGAGAATCTCAGGCTCACCGGTACTGATCGTCAGAAGAACTATTTCGACGAGGAGATAGAGCCCGAAGCAGTTCGTATGGGCGGTATCCCCCAGATAACTCTGAAGTCCGAGCTACCGCAGGACGATACTGCTAAGATGGCGGTGGCACAGATGGCCCGTGAGGGTCCGGTGCCGCTGATGGCAGACGAGTGGATACGCGATAACTACCTACAACTTCAGGACTCCGACCTGATCGACAACCAGATCAAGGTGCAGCAGGCCGAACGCGGCTTGCCAGAAGCACAGTTGTATGTTCTTATGGTATCGGCTGAGAAGCAGGGTCGGAGCGATCTGGCCCAGTTCTACTATTCTCAGCTACTGCAACTCATGTTCCAAAAGAAGATGCAGGGATTCATGTCAGAGCAACAGATGCAGGCCCAGGTAGCAGCCGCTCAGGGCGGAGGGGGTCCTCCGGGTATAGACCCGAGGGCACTGCCCAACGCCGCCCTTGGTGGCCCACCACCCGCACCGACGCCACAGGCAGGACCGAACGTGCCCCCAGGAAGCCCACGACCGGGCTCGCAGCAACAGCTAGCGCAGCTAGGATAAAGGAGAAGAACTATGCCGTTTGATATATTGAGGCGTTTTTTGCTGGGGGAATTCGGAGGAGTAAACAATGATAGAGCACTAAACGAAGAGACTGCTAGACTCGCTCTTGCTGATTACATTGAGCTTAACAATTTGGCATTAGGTACGGATACGATAGACGCATGGATTAGAGATGCGAGACAGATTGTTGGCCCCAACCTATCGCCGAGCGGACCGAGCGGATTGGAGTCTATGGACTACGTTGTAACCACTCCCGCAGCTACGCCCACTGTCGTCCCGGAGACGTTCACCGTTGATGCGCCAGTGGTATCGGACTCTGTATTTGCTAGACCCACCGAAAGCGAGCAGGAGGCACGGGAGCGACTTGAACTACAGAGGGGTGGTAGGCAATTAACATTCAGAGACTTTATAGGTCAACAGTTAAACCCAGGTGCATCTCCATTCTTGAGGGAGGGCCTGGAAAGTCGTTTTAACCCACTGAACCTACAGTTTATGACCCGTGAAGCCCTGGGTGAGAACGTCGCCGACCCAATTACTGGTGGTGCGAGGTCATTCCAAGATTGGTTAGGAACCTATAATCAACCTAGTGGCTCAATGTTTGGAGAATCACGCCCTACAGTAAATGCGCTTCGGGGTCTAGCCACGCGGGCTTTGGGTGCATTGCAAGGCGGGTTCGGGGCCGGTACGGGCGCAGGAGCACAAACTTTCTTGCAAGACCCACAGAACCAGTTCCAGCTAGCTCTTCAGTCTAGGCTGGGTTCAGTAGCGCCATTCTTGAGAGAAAATTTCGCAAAGACGGCGAGAGATCGGTTCAATACCTTTATCACGCAGAACCCTCAAAGGGCTGGCGAGTACCTGGCAGAGTTCATGGGGCCACAAGGCGGACGCTTCTAGGAGACTAACTGATGGCAATGCAGAATGATTTCTGGGCCGATATCCTCGGTGAAGCGCCGCGTGAGACGTACTTTGGGTTCGGTAACCAGTTCACTGGACGCGGCCCCTCGGCTGGAGGGCAGACCCAACGGAACTACTTCCGAAACCAGTTCCAGCCTATATTCGATGAGTTTACCGGGCAGTTATCCCAGAACATCATGCAGGGACAAGACCCGTTCCAGCAACAGTCGTTCCAAGAGTTCCTTGGCGAGTTGCCTTTCAGTCAGCGTTTTGCCTCGCTACCGCCATCCATGAGAGGCGGACAGAGGGGTAGGTTCGCCCCGCAGGCGGCATTCAGGTTCTAAATGGCTACGCCCACACCCACGCCAGAAAGCGAAGAAGATAGAAATGCTCGGTTAAGGGCAAATTACCAGTCTGTTCTACGCAGTGGTACGCCCACGACCACACCCACGCCCACGCCAGAAAGCGAAGAAGATAGAAATGCTCGGCTAAGGGCAAATTACCAGTCTGTTCTACGCAGTGGTACGCCCACGACCACGCCCGCCAGACCATCTCCGACCCCTGGCACTGCGGTTTCTCCCACGGCTCCGGTGCCGACAGTTACCCAGCAGCGTGTACCAGAGGCTGATGGTAGAGGATTCCTGGAAAAGGTCTCTGAGCTAGATCAAAGAATCAAGGAGAGGTGGCCTGGTATCGTAGCGAAGCCCTTCACCATTCCGTTTAGTCTTCCTGGTGACGAAGTGAGGTTCAGGGGTTTAAGGGGATTTCAGGCTACGGGAAAGCCCAAGGTGCCAAGGAGCCTAGCAACTCGCTTTGATAGAGCTATCATCGAGCCCTTGGATGCTTTTGGAGAGGCGGCAATACAGGGCTACCGTTCGGTTCCGTATCTCCTAAGAGGGGAGTACGATCCACGTATCACAAAACTACGTGGTATGAGCACCCAAGAGAAGATAGAGAGCCTTTCAGGAGAGTACCGAGAGAGACCTTTGTGGCAACAAATAGGTGCTGGTCTTGCGGGACCATTTGAAGGTATCGCGGCTATTCGTGCTCTGAGTTCAGCAGGTCGGGCACGCCGTGCCGCTGGTCCTTTACTCAAACAGATTAGCGAAGAATATGCCAGAGACCTCGCTGCGCGTGAAGCACAAACCACGGCCCTTGCGGTTCGGGAGCCTGTCGAGGCCGCAGCAGCGGAAGGATTGAGGCGCGTCCCCACAACGGCGGAACTACAAAGGGCGGGCTTTGGTACGACACCACCGCCATCAAGAGTTCTTACGACTCCAGCGCCGTCACCGGCGACACCTCTACCCATAAACCAACCTGCCCCCTACTTCTCCTCCAAGCAAGTAGGTCCCAGCCAGGAGCTACTCAGTAGCTACTACGATGTCTTAGAACCAGTGGTTGCCCCTCCAAGAGCCACACCCGCAGAGATGGCACAAGAACTGGGCACCCGGTTACCTGAGACGCCTCCCCCTGCGATACCTCTTGGCCCAAGCGCCGCCGCACGGGCTGGTGATGTACCCGCGGTACATCTACGTCACACTGATGTTGAAACCAAAAAAGGCTGGGGAGCAGACGTACAAATTGTCGCCAAAAGAGAGGAACGTCTAGGGGGTCTTTCTGGCGAGTATCTAGCAGGCACGGAACTTAGTTGGAATGTCGCTAAGAAAGCTGATCTACCTGACACCCTCTACCACGTCACTGCGAATCCCGAAGCCATAGAAGCCTCTGGTAGCATCCGTGCTATGACGCCTGAGCGGGCGGCGATGCAGGGTATTGGATTGGGAGGTCGTACTCGGTCTACTGTATCTCTGACGGCCAGCCGTGAAACCGCCGAAATGATACAACGAGAACTTGGGCGCTTGGAAGAAGTTGTGCGTACCGATCCCGATAATATGGCGGAAGTTGTGACGAGGATCGCCAAGCAGGACGAGACTATTGCAGACCTTGCCGAAGGCAGCATCACTAAGTCTGCTGAATTTACCGCGGTTCTTGATGAGTTTGCCCTGCGTAAAAGAGCCGGTACTCCAGACATGAAACTTCGTAGTAAAGAACTGTACGATAGATATCTGTCTGCACGAGAGAATATTGGATATAGCCTAGCTAAAGCAAAACAGGTAGACCCAGAGCGTTATGTTTCCAACCTCGTAGGAAGCACTTACCCGTCCTTACAAAACCCCATCTTTTTTGGAATAGACGATGCTGCTATGGCACGAATAATCCCAGGAAACGTAAGAATACTTGAAGTATCTAAGGCTAGCATTCCTGACGAGGCGTTTATTAGAAAGCAGGACTTCCTTGACGAGGCCGAGGTCTTTGCTGACATTCCTGTCGCCCCCACCGCCGCACGGGCTCCTGGCAATTGGGTATACCACAAGACAAATGAGGCATCGCTTCAGGATATTGTTGATCAAGGGTTTGGGCAGGGAGACTTTATCGAGGGCATGGCTGCTTTTAATAAGCTTGATTTGCCCGGAAATGTAATCTTACGGGTGAAACGGGCCAACTTGCCACCTGGTCAAATAGGTGAATACTCAGGTGCTAAGTGGCACCTACCCAATTATGAAGCTGCAAGAGCACCTCTTTCTCCTGATTTAATAGAGATTAAGGTCAATAAGGCAGGGAACCCAGCAACTGTGCGTGAAGCAGGTGCCACATGGAAACCCTTACGTGAATATGTTGCCGATAAGGCTCCTGCCGCACGGGCTCCTGGGGCAGGCCCGGCACCGGCGGACCTGCTATATCCGGGCCGTCCTGGGACCAGGGAGCTACCAACCACGCAGTACCGTGGAGGTGCCTCTGGGATACCGCGTCTATACAGAGACGCTCCGGTACCGCAGGCACCCACAGATGTTCCGACTCGACGTATACCCACGACAGAGGAACTGCAAAGGACTAGCCTTGGTACGGGGATGCGGCGGGTAAGGGCAGAGCTACCGCCAGAACCGCCGTATTATGGCAGTCCTGGGCTTACTCCACAGCAACCCTCTGCGAGGCCACGTAGCCCTCTAACTATGGGAGCATCGAGCGCCCGCCCGAGGCCACCTGTACCCAGCCCACAGAGAGTACCTGCCCCCGATATTTCGCTATACGATGAGGCTTATGCTGGACAGGAAGCTCTAAGGAAGTATGGGCTACCAGCCAGGGCAACTCGTGCCCAAGCGGCCAGGGCTGCATCTGAAGCACCTGATACAGCCGCTACCATCGCCCGTGGTGGTGGAGAAATCCCCCCTGGGACACCAGTGGTAGCCGATGCGGGATCTTTGCCTCCATCATCATCGAAGGTGATGGACCATATCTCATTCGAGGAACCTCGCCAGAGGCTATTAGACCGGTTTAGGTCGGGGCTAGCAGGGCTGAAAAGAGCTATTGCCGATGACCTACATCCAATCGACCGTTTCGTCACAGTCTCTAAGGAACTTGGATCAGAGGTAAGCCTTGAAGAGAACCCTTACATCTGGGCCAGGTTGCTTAGGGGTATTTCTGGTAAGTCCAATACCTTTTTGGAGAAGGGCACCTTTGGAAAACGCTACTGGAAGACGGAAGGTGGACGCGCAGTACCTGATTTCAAGGGGCCGGGACTATATCAAATACTGGAATCTGTCAGGGATGCCGGGAACCACCAGGCTTTCTCTGCCTACCTGACTGCACGTAGAGCAGTGGAGCTTGCCGACAAAGGTATAGTTACTGGTATTACCAAGCAGGCTGCCCTGAAAGAAATCGCTGAATTGGATAGTCCAGTCTTTAGGAGAGTCGCCCAGCAGGTCTACAAGTATCAGGACGATCTAATTGAATACTCTCGTGAGTCAGGACTTTTATCCAACGAGATGGTCGCTCGTCTCAGGAACTATAAAGATTATGTGCCGTTCCATCGGGTCATGGACTCTCTGGAGACACAGGGTTTCACTGGAAAAAAGATGGCTAACATAGCCTCTCCAATCAAGCGGATCCTGGGCTCAGAACGACGTATAATCAACCCGCTCGAAAGTATGATTAAGAATACCCATGCTCTAATCGAGGCATCCGACCGCAATCAGGTTGGGGTGATGATGGCGCGAATGGCTGCGGAGTCACCCGAAATGCAATCGTTGTTCAAGGCTAAGAAGGCTCCTGTATCCAAGGTAGCAACGGTCAATGCGAAGGAGCTAGGGATAGACATTTCGGGGTTGAGTGAAGCTGATGCGGATATGTTGGTTGACATATTCCGACCGGCAACCTACGCCAAGGGCGCTAATGAAATTACCGTTATGATTAACGGGCAGAAGAGGTTTTTTGACGTAGATCCAGACCTATATAAGTCCCTGACTAACATAGACCAGATAGACCTTGGTTTGTTTGGCAAGTTCTTCGGAGCCCCTGCCAGGTGGTTAAGGGCAGGTGCGGTTTTGTCACCCGACTTCATGGTCAAGAATCCCATTCGTGATCAGTTAACAGCATTCGTCTACTCTAAGTTCGGCTTCTTGCCTGGCATTGACTGGATGAAGGGCATGGGCCAGATGCTGAACAAGTCCGATGACTACCATCTGTACCGTATGTCCGGTGCGGAACACAGCAACCTGGTATCGGTAGATCGAGCCATGACTGGGAGAACCGTCAAGGAGATTGCCGAAGAAAAAGGGTTTACGGACTACATAAAAAACCCTGTTGACCTATTGAGGACACTGAGCGAAGTCGGTGAAAAAGGTACACGGCTAGGAGAGTTCAGCCGAGGATTGGCGGCTGGCGAAAGCCCCATTGCTGCTGGGTTTTCAGCACGAGAAGTCAGCCAGGACTTTTCCAAGATGGGGGTAGTTACCAGGGCAGTCAACCAAATAATTCCTTTTTTCGGGGCAAATGTAGGTGGTTGGACTCGTGCAAAAACGGCATTTACAGAGAAGCCAATACAGTCCTCGGCAAAAGCATTCCTTGGAATAACTTTACCCTCCATTCTGCTATACAGCATCAACCGCAACGACCCTAGATATAAAGAGATTCCACAGTGGCAGAAAGACCTTTTCTGGATAATACCTACTCCAAACGCGATGCTAAGGTTCCCGAAACCGTTCTTGGTGGGGCAGGTATTTGGGTCTGTACCTGAGAGGTTCCTTGAGTTCTTGGACGAAAGAGATCCTGAGATGCTCGCCGAAACACTCAAGAGCGCAGTAGGGGAGGGAGTCCCTGGCTGGGCACCACAGGCCGTGTTGCCTTGGGTAGAGAATGCTACGAATCATAACTTCTTCTTGGATAGACCTGTAGTGCCCAGGGACCGAGAGGATGCGCCCAAGGAGATGCAGTACAGCGGTCGGACGTCAGAGGCCGCTAAGGCACTGGGTAAGTGGGTAAATCTATCACCAGCCCAGGTTGACAATGTGTTTTACGCATACACGGGTGGCCTCGGTAGGTACGTGGCAGACAGTTTGGATCCGGCCTTGAGGGCCATTGGCATTGCTGACAGGATAGCTGACCCGGACCCGACATGGGCCGACCTTCCTATTCTGCGTTCGTTCGTGGTACGAGATCCCTATGGTTCGAGTGGTGTGTCCGTAGACAAATTCTATGACGCACTAAAGGACTTTGAGGGACAGGAGAAGATGTACAAAGAGTTGATTGCCTTGGGGCGGCAGGATGCAGTCGTGAAATACAAGGACTCTCACCCAAGTGCAGGACTCGGATTTGACTATAAGTATGGCGGAGTTCACTATTCTGCCACAGCCAGGGCTCTACGCAGAGTCGCAGGAGCTATGTCTGATATTCGCAAATACCAGAGAGGGGTATACAACTCTCGAACAATGTCGGGTGCCGAGAAGCGTAGCAACATCGATGCTTCCAACAAGCAACTGACTCTACTAGCCCAGAAGGCACTAGCAGACTTAGAGAAAATCCTCCCATGACAGAGGTGAAGCTCAAAGCGGTACGATGCCCTCGTTGCGGTAAGAAGCACGGTGAGGGGCTATGGGGCACCATAGTGTGGAAATGCCGTGGTTGCGGTAGTAGCGTCAAGTTCGTTAGGGAGAGTCACGAGGATATAACTAGCTACGACATAGCCCTTATAAATCTCTTGACGCAATGAGTATAGGTATGGTACCTATTAGATAGACGGGCTAGAGCCCTGTAGAGTTGAATAGGCATAGTGCGCGAAGTCGCCTTGTAATCAGGGCGGCTTTTTTTATTGTTGAAAAAGAGGAGCAAACATCATGGTTACACAGAACCAAGACGAACAGGCAGCAGTAGCACCAGAGGCAGACCCCGACGAGGCAGCCTCAGTATCCATACGTGCCGAGATAGAGCATCTTAACAAGCTAGAGGATGCGGGCCTCACTGATGACACGGTGCCCGCTTCCCAAGATGGGGCACCGGGATCGCCGCCATTAACAGGGGATGTCACTCCTCCCACTGTTAACGAGGTGCCCGTTCCAGCGGCGACAGAGGATGCTCCTCCTTCTGGGACCGCTGCTCCAGCTTCACCCGAAGTGCCGGTTGCCCCGACAATGCCACAGGCTGAAGCGGCTGAAGTGCAACGGCTTCGGATGGAGTTGGAGACAGAGCGCAGTAAGCAGGTTGTTCAGGAGATAGACCGTCGTGCCGAACAGGTCCGACGCGATCTAACATCTCAGGGGTACACCGAAGAGGATGCTGCCAGGGCAGCGGAGCAACAGAGGCAGAACGACCAGACAGTCTATCAGACCAATCACAGAGCACAAGAGGCTCTCCAGGAACAAGAGGCTAAGTACCAGGCTGCGATACTGTTCAACCAGCAGTTTGGGGTACCTATACAGGATCTGTTGGTCTACAACACGCCAGCGTCGATGGAGGCGGCTGCAAGGCAGTTCCAGATGGTTCAGCAAACCAAGCAGCAGCTAGCAGCGGCACAGAAGGCTTCGGTTACTGCACAGGTGATGGATAACGGTGTCTCTACCGCCTCACCGACACGCAGCGAGGATAGGTTGCTAGACGAGTACAACAACGGGGCGAGAACGGAAGCTCATATCAAAGCAGTTGAAAGGTCAATGGGGTTCTGAGGCCCCGAGAAAGAGGTAAAACATGGTCCAGGCAGCTACTACGGGTTCGCTTGAGAATGCACAGAGAATCGTTGTTTCGGCGGTGCGCTATACAGAGGAGCACAATGCTCCAGCAATGGCCCTCACCGAACAGTTCACCCTCGGCAAGGGTAACAAGCAGGTCACGGTACCGAAGGTTGGACAGATGTCGGTTTCTGATCTGACTGACGGCCAGGACATCATAGACAACGAAGATATCGGGATGACGACGGTGGACCTGACCGCTTCGGAGGTTGGTGCCAAGGTTGTCCTCACCGACAAGCTCGTTCGCCAGAGCGTGCCCAACGTGTTCAACATGGTGGGGCGTCAGCTTGGTGACGGTATGGCAAGGAAGAAGGACAACGACGTAACGGCACTGTACCAGAACCTGGACGCAACACTGGGTGGTGCTACCAAGTTTTTCACCGTTATCAATGCGACTGGTTGCATTGCTTACGCCAAGGCCAACAAGTTTGGGAATCAGCTTTACATGATTCACCACCCGAACGCGGTCGCTACGTTCGTCAAGGCCGGTGCAGTAACACCCTCTGTCACCTACCCGGTTCCGCACGGTTGGTCCGAAGATCTTTTGAAGGACTTCTACGTTGGCTTGCGGCCCCTGAACGGTGTGCCCCTATTTGAGGATGGCAACATCAGTGTGGACAGTTCTGGTGACGGTTACGGGGCTATAGCTGACAAGGGTGCGATGGCTACCCTGACCTCGCTCAAGGTGAGGACCGAACGGGAACGAGACGCATCCCTACGCGGCACCGAGCTTGTCATGACTGCCGACTACGGCGTGTTCGAGCTAGACGGCAGTAAGGGCGCAGCGTTGCTTTATGACGCAGCGGTAGTTACGCACGACGCATAGGGGAGGAGTAGGCATGAACCTTGAGGAGCGGCGTGAGATACGTCAGGAACTGTCGAAACTTGGATTCAAGGGGGATTACCTGGATGGATGGCAACCACGGGCCAACTGCTGGCGACACCGGCCCCATCTTAACGTAGATGGGACAGAGGTTGCCCCGGCAGGGAAATACGTGCCCAACCAACCAGGTGATCCCTACACCACGGTAAAGCTGGCGAGGAACGCGGTCCTACCGTGGCCGCCTACCAAGGACTGTGGGTGCAAGTCTTGCAGGGAACGTGACTGGTCACAGTTTGTGATAAATACGGAGTCCGAGTGGCCCGAAGAGAGGCAGCAGGTTCTCCCGGCAACGGTCCCTGAGATTGGTGCCTTCACGGCACCCAAGACGGAGACGAAGCAGAGACGGAAGATGACGAAGTGTCCCGATTGTGATTTTGTCCCGCCAAAAGGGAAGAATGCGTCGCATTCAATAAATGCACATCGGAGACACATGCACCAAGAGGTAGTGGTAGGATAGTGGGGCCGAACTTCCTGGCCGAGGCCCCCGCAAAATATCGGCCTGCTGAGTAGCTGTAACGATTGACCGAGGCTGCTCTGGATTACAATATCGGTTGATCGCAGGGTGTATAAGAAACCTGTAAGTACGACCTTGAAGGAGGTTATGAAATGGCTTTTCCAACGACGGTAAGCGGTAGTTATGGATGGGAAAAACAGACTACATCAGCACAGAGGCAAGTCCTTGGGGCTGAGATGGCGTTTGCAGATGGCAGAAAGTACAGATATGTAGAAAATGGCGGTACTGCCATTGAAGAAGGAATGATTGTAGCAAGCGAGGCTCCTGCTGGTAATCATGATGAAGATCTAGCGGTAGCGACAACGGCTGCTGGTGCCAGTTCAGTCACCGTCACGCTTGGTGCAACCGCTGCTGCAAAGAATCTCTATGCAGAGGGGTATCTGTTCTTCAACCAACCGACGCTTTCAACAGCGGGGTCAAGGGTATTTTACAAGATTAAGAGTCACCCCCAGGCGGACAGTGCTGCTACGTTGGCTCTGACTCTTGATGAGCCCGATAAGACAGTTATTGCGGTTACTAACGGTACAGAGACTGCGGGTCTAATCAAGAGTCCTTACAAGGATATTGTAGTAGCTCCTGCTGCCGTAGCGGGGCGTTTTGTAGGCCTGGCAGCTTGTCAGATTGCTGCGAACTACTTTGGGTGGGTTCAGGTTGCAGGCATGGGCGTAGCTGCCATAGACGGAACGCCTGCCGTTGGCACACTCGTTGGTGCTAGCTCTAACCACGCAGGTTCGTTACTTGCCGTTGGGGCAGACACGACTCCTGCTCTTGCTAGGACACATGGTAAAGCAGGTGTGAACGATGAGTATCACACCGTAATGTTGATGAACCTGTACTAGAGCATAGAGACTAAACTTCAGATCCCACTGGGGCCGATCCGTAACAGGGTTGCCCCGGTGGGATGTGACTTAGAGGTGACAGGTGGTTAGCGGAAATCTTTGGACTCCCGAAGGTGTAAGTCACGACGCCACTGCCACGGTATCTCCCCCTGAGATGCGGGGTGAGCTTGGCAATCGACCACAGGCTAACATCTACAAGTTCACGTTCAAGTACAAGGGCAAGCAGAAGGAAATCTGGATAACCGCCGATGCTGATGCTACCCATTCCGAGATAGAGGATTTGGCTGGCAAGGAGGTCGAGACCTGGATAGATTCCCTCAACCAAGAGGAGCATCTCCCGGCCCCGACAGCGAAGCAGAAGAAAGAGATCGGCAAGGTACTCAACGAGATACGGACTCACGGTATCAAGAGGCGTCTTTCCAGCAACAACCGCATCTATTTTCCGGGGGTTAACTAATGACTACTACTCCTCAGTATCTCGTGCGGGCAGTGGGCTCGGGCGGCCAGCTAGAT